GCCCAGTTGGGCCACCGTGCATTCTTGCATAATTTTACCTCTAGATTGCGAGGACTCTACCTTGACTACATATCGGACACGCACGGGACCCGCTAAGTACACCCTTTCTGGGTGGCACTATCGGATTCCGCGCCGCCAAACTTGGAAACAGAATCTTATAGGTCCTGATGGATCTGTAAGAACGTTTTCAAATTGGATGTCTGATGCGTATGAGGACCACAGACCGTATCCCGACCACAACCTGGTGTCCATGACTAGGACATCAGAGCCGTGTCGGGCTAACGGTTACTATTATAGGGCGTTCGATGGGGGTTACTATCACTTAAACAGTGCAGTAATTCCTCTCGACAACCATTATACGATCGGTACTTCGGACGCTGAACCTAATTGGACCTTCTATGAAACGAAGGCCCTGGTTCAGATGAATCCTTACACACCGAGTGTGGATTTACCCCTCTTTATCTCAGAACTTACAGAATTACCAAACCTTATACGACAGCTTGGGACGTTACAGGCCGCAATTGATCGCGGTACTGTACTTCCCGAGCTTAATATAGGTTGGTCTTTCGGTTGGGATCCCCTCCGTTCGGACTTAGCAAAGCTTATAGACTTTGCTGCGTCCTGGGAGGCTTCTCAACGTGCTCTGAAGAAAAGTCGCAAGGTAGAAGGGCTACTTAAAACAAATAAGTATACCCTTCCTGCTGGCACCGTATGGTGTCCGTGGCGGCCAATTTACCGCTACGTTAACTTCGTAAATCAAATCGAAGAACGTGCCTGGTTTTCAGCCGATTACAAGTTTAAAGGTAATCGCTGGAAGCAGTACGGAATTCGTGAGTTTTACGGCATCGATAGATCAGCCTCGTCCATTTGGGAAAGACTCCCATGGTCTTGGTTGATCGATTATTTCGCCAATATTGGCGATGTCCTTGCTAGTTCTAGGGGCCTCCATACTTGGGAGGCCACTAATATGAACCTTATGCACCAACGTACTACTAAGTTTCGTATGTCGAAAGACTACGAAGACTATAGTGGTGTTAAGTTGGTAACGGGACACTCGACGCTCGTCTCTAAGAGACGCAAAGTTATCAGCATTCCATTTGGCAAGCTGTCTCTCACGCCTATGTTAAATCATAAGCAGATAAACATCTTGTCATCCTTGGCAATCATTAAGCTACTAGGTGGGAATATTCCCATCCGGTAGTGCGCAATTCCGCGCAGCGGTCTATTGACCACCCGCAGTGATGCGGCAAACATCCTTGAAAGGACAACCCTAATGGCATTCGAAAACACACTTAGCATCACCTACGATGGCGTGGTTAAAAACCTCGTCCGCGTAGATGACGGAAACTACTCATCGACCTACCGCTTGGACGAACCTGCGAACTTTCGCAAGTTTGAACTTCGGATCAACCACTTCCTGCCTAAAACGCAGGGTGGCCCAAATGAACTTCACAATGTGAAGCTTGATGTTCTGCATTTTAATGCAGATAATGTGCTTACGCACACATCTTCCACTTGGGGGTCGATTAAGACGTTTCTTGGAGCACAGAACTCTACTGATTCAGAGAACTGTGCCGATGCTCTCATGGGACTGCTTACACCAGCATTTATTGCTCGCGTGGCGTCACAAGAGTCCTAAATGTTGTGGTATGCTTGCTATCTCCGAAGGAGGTACCAGGCGTAACCGCATATATTTAGGCGAAGTGTTTTTCTATTAGCTCCAACAAAAGGACCTAACATGAAAACGTCAAACATAGGGTACTTCTACGCCGCTCTCTTGCGAGATGTTGACGGAGAAGTGACTCTCAACGAAGATCGCGCTAACTCCTGGTGTGTGGGGATACATGAACATGTATCCATCCACGGTCCAGAGTTAGTTATGGAGGATTTTCCCGCTTTTGGGAAGATTCTCGATAAAGGTTTATCAACAGGTAATCTCGATTTCTCGAGGATCCCTGAGACCTGTCGTATAGGCTCGAGCATCAATGATGCGCGGTCCTATTACTTCAGTGACCTTATACTTGCGATCTTTACATACAAAGGTGAACTTAAAGATGAGGTTAATCCCAAATCTATTAAGCTACTTCGTACGTGCCTTTACGCGTGCAAGAAGCTTGAAGTTGCTGCAAGTATTGAGGCAGAAAGATCTGCCCTTAAGGGTTTCTTTGATTGTGATCGTGAGCTCTATGCTCCTGACTACAATTGGGATTTCCCTACAACAATACTTGACAGAGATCGAGTACAATTTGACGATACAGACCCTTACGGATCTGTTCTTCGCCAAATAGTTCACAGGTTTACTTTACCTGAGCTCGATTTATCAACAGTTTACCCGAGTAATGGACCCGGGGCTGTCGCTGACTCGAAGAAACTTTCGGATAAGTATCAACCTGATACTTACCCCCGGAAGTTATCTTCAGTCTTTCCCCCAGAGTGCTTTTATCGGCACGATGGAGGGCTTAACGACATTGAAACGGATATGTACGTCCCACGAGTTGGGGCAGACATTTCCGCTAAGCTTGCATGTGTTCCTAAAACACTAAACAAGCCTAGAATCATCACTGTTGAAGCGACTGCAAATGTGTTCCTACAGAAGGGACTCATGCGATGGTATCGCGAAAGCATGCCATCGTTCCTCAAGCATTGCTATGACACAAGATCTCAAGAGAAATCCAGAGATCTAGTGTTGTCAGCTTCCAAGACAGGAAGCCATGCGTCTGTTGATTTATCAGCAGCATCTGATCGACTGTCCTTATGGACTGTCGAACGGATGTTCGCATGTTCGAGATCATTTTTAGTTGGTCTGGCAGCTGCCAGATCTTCTAAGGTCTCGTGTGACGCCATACAAGTTGCAGACTATCCTATAAGGAAGTTTGCAGGTATGGGCAATGCGACCACGTTCCCAGTGCAATCAACCGTCTATGCTATCCTATGCATAGCGGCTGTACTGGTAACCACAGGTAAGAAGATATGTTATTCTTCCATCTGTGCTGCCGCGAGGCAGGTACGGGTCTATGGAGACGATTTAATCGTCCCCACTGAGAGTGTCCCGGCGCTGTTTGAGCTGCTTAAGTATGTGCAGCTCGTCGTTAACAATGACAAGACTCACACTATGGGTAAATTCCGCGAATCTTGCGGAATGGACGCATATGATGGAGTGGACGTAAGTCCATTCTATCTGAAGTCTTTAACAGCACCTTCATGGGAGACCAGACATGGAAGCCTTGTGAGTTGGGTGGACGTATGCAATAACGCATACGTACATAATCTATTCCACCTTAACACATGGCTCAAATGTCAACTACCAGAAAGACTACGGAACAATGTTCCTGAGTCCTATGATAGCCTCCCATGTATTCATCTCCTTACGGCAACAGACGAACGCTTACAGACTAGGTATGATCCTAATCTTCAGCTAGTAGTTGTGAAAACTCTCGATTTGAAGAGCAACACGCGGCGTAAGAAGAGAATGGGGTATTCGAATCTTCTCCAATGGTTTTTGGAGAAACCCAAGCCCGATCTGGGATGGGATAGCGGATTCGATACTTCCCGACAAGCACACTTAAAGTGTGCCTGGGTACCTTTGAAGGCTTAGCAGCCCTAAAAGGGAACAGGGTTTACCCTCGTTTCGCG